GTCGCCGCTGGTCCGCACCATCACCGACCCGCGCCACATGAGCGGCCTGCCCTGTTACTGCGCCAATGGCTCACGCGGCACCGGCGCGGGTGTGATGCCGGTCGGCGATGGGTCCAACGCCGGCACGCCGGGCACCAAGCGCGACCTCACGCTGGCGATGCTCGACGCCGCCGTGCAGCAGGCGTGGCAGGCCGGCGGCAAGCCGACGCTCGGCATCATGTCGGGCAACATCAAGGCGTATTTCGCCACCCTCAGTCAGGGCGGAACGGGCAACGCGGTGGTGGCTCAGAACATTCAGAACGTCACGTCATCGCAAGAAGTGACCATCATGGGCGCCGTCGATGTCTACCGCACCAACTTCGGAACGATCCAGCTGGCGCCTGATCGTTTCTGCCCCGCCAACCAGATCCTGCTGGTCTCCACCGACTATGTTGAACTGGCGCCGCTGCCGGATCGTGACGTAATCGAATTGAGCTTCGCCAAGACCGGGGACAATACCCAGGGCGCTGTTTTGTTCGAGGGCAGTATCCGTCCGACCGCTCCGAAGGCCCATGCCTGGATCGCCGATTTAAATCAGTAACGGAGCGTAACTAATAATGGGCGCTCTTCTGTTTGAAAGTCACGATCCTGTCACGCTCCGCCATACCGAGGTGGAGCGGGAGGACGGCGGGCTGTTGTTCGTCCACTCCCAGGACACCAAAGCGATCACCGAGAGCGCCAAGACGATCGCGTCGAACTTCGACCCCCACGTCAGACGCGATACCGTCCACGTCGCCCGCATCCCGCTGGTGATCTGGAACCGCCTGAAGAAACTGGGGATTACCAACGACGAGAAGGCGCTGAATGCCTGGTTGAACGACCCGGACAACAGCGTCTTCCGAACCGATGATCGGAGCACCCTCTGAAATGGCCAGCGGAACCTCGACCACCACACCACCCCCGGCGCCGATGAAGCCGACGCCTGTCGCCGCCATGCCGGCGGAGCCAACCCTTCTGGAGGGCACCGACCCCGTGCTGTTGGTGCGTCTCTACCCCGGCGCGATCAACATCGACGCCGCGTCCGCCCTCGCCATCGCCCAGGGCAAGGCCACCCAGGCCGAGGCCGAGGCCCTGGCGGCGGCGACCTTCATGCCGCCGCCTCCGCCCGCGCCGGAAGCGAAGGCGCAGCCGCACGACAAGAAGTAGGTGGCCTCTTATCAGCAACTCATCGACGATGTTCAGAACTGGTTGAACAGGAGGGACATCGCGTCCCTCCTCCCTGGCTGGGTGCTGATGGTCGAAACGGAAATCGCCGAGACCCTGCGCGCCAGGTGCATGGTCACCTTCGGCGAGCAGGACATCGACGCCGCCGAGATCACGCTTCCCGATGACTTCGCCCAGATGGAATCGATCAGGGACGCCACCTCGGGCGAGTTGCTGAAGCTGAAAGACGAGTGGAGCGGTCACTGGGTGGGGCGGCAGTCCAGTGCGTGGCAAGAGGGCGCCGTGGTCGGCGCGGTCGGTCAGGTCTGCACCGCGTATCGGCTGAAGGGGAACTGCATCGAGTTCCTCCCGCACCCGGTCATCCCCGACCCGCCGGACCCGGCGCATCTTTGGCAACGGATTCTGATGGGGTGGTATGCCAAACCTAAACCCCTCCTCCTCCCGTCCGACACCAACACGGTCCTGGAGGCCCTCTACGGGGTCTATCTCTGGGGTGTGATCAAGCACGGCGCGCTGTTCGAGTTGGATGACGACAGAGCCGCGCAGGCCGACGCGCAGTTCCAGCAGGTGGTGACCAGGGCAAATTTATGGAAGCAACAGTCAGACTATGGTGGAGCCCCGCTTAGAGCCGAACTTGTGAGCTTTGGGTGAGTTCATATAATATGACCCATGGCACAGAAAAACAAGGGCGTCATCTGGCGCAAGTTCAAATGGCATCTGAACGCCGCGAAGGCGCGAGGTATTCCGTTTCTGCTGACGTTCGAGGACTGGTGCGGGATTTGGTTCGCCAGTGGACACTGGGAGGAACGCGGCCGGCGGCGTGGGCAGTATGTCATGGCGCGCTTCATGGATCGGGGAGCCTATGAACGTGGCAACGTCAGGATATGCCCGGTTAGCGAAAATACTGATGAAATGCGGAATGCGCTTCCGCCGCGCGTCAGGCGTGGCCATGAACAATACAAAGCTCAGAACAGGGAATATCGCCGCCGGCAGAGGGCCGATTACGTGCGGGTAGATCCTGTCCGCGCCGCTGTCGCTTTTAATCGCCGGATGGTCGTCCGCGACGGTCGTCGTTGCTGGGCTCACCCTGGCGATTTGGATTATCCGGGATGAACTTCGTCGTTCATCGCGTCAGCAAAAGCGCCGCGCGCTACACCGACGCCGGGGGCAGGGAGAAGTGCGGCTACTGCCGTTTCTTCATGGCCCCGCGCGCCTGCGGCAAGGTCATCGGTCCCGTCAGTCCCCAGGGCTGGTGTAAATACTTCAGTCGCCAGATAGTAAGCCAGTTCGGAGGAAGTATTGTCACCGGAGGCCCGCCTCCCGGTATGACGTTCGAGCGGAATTTCCTCACTGGCACGCTCGGCGCCGGCGCGGTGTTCACCCGTGCCTCTCCAGCACAGTATTTCGACAACACCGGCACGATGCAGGCGGCGGCGATCAACGCACCGCGTTTCGATTACGATCCGTCAACACTCGCGCTAAAGGGTGTGTTGCTCGAAGACGCATCCACCAACAGCCTCCGCAACAGCACGGCGATCGGCGCGGTGCCGGGAACGCCGGGGACGATGCCGACGAACTGGGCGATAAACGCTGGCACGTCGGGCCTGTCGTCGCAGGTCGTCGGTACGGGAACCGAAAACGGCATCGCGTATCTGGACTTCCGTATTTTCGGCACGGCGGCGGTCGGCGCGCAATTTCAGGTGTTGTCGGAGACAACGACGGGCATTCCAGCCCTGACAGGCCAGACGTGGACGTTTTCCTGGTTCTGGCGGATTGTTGGCGGCACCGCGAACGGCTTCAATATATTTCAAACGACTATCCGGGAATGCACCGCCGCTGGCGCGACTGTCCTTGATCATGCGACCGCCGCTGCCTTTCCGACGACCGCGACGCTCAGGACGCAGCGATATACTCAGACAAGCGCGTTTACCGGCGGCGGGACGGTCGGCGCGACGCACACTCGGTGGTTGTTAAGTTTCAGTAGTGGTTCCGCCGTTGACGTGACCATCCGTTTCGGCCTGCCGCAGCTGGAACAACTACCCTACGCCTCAAGCCCAATCCCCACCTCGACGGTCGCGGTCACCAGGGCCGCCGACGCCCTCTCGTATCCCGTCGCGTCCATCCCCGGCTTTGACGCGACCAAGGGCGCGCTGGCGTTCGATTACATCATCGAGGGGTCGAAGCCGGGAGCGAGCGCCCCCGCGCAGTTCGTCGGCGCCGCGCCCGCGACGGACTACATCAGCGTCGATGAGTTCACCGCGACGGGCGCCACGGGTATCGCGCCGACGCTGGCACTGGTGACGGACGCCGTTGGCGGCGCCTCCGTCGCGTCGGCCACGTTCACCCAGGTTCCGGTCCCCGGCGGTGTGGTGCATCACGGCGCGGCGTCCTGGGCAACGGGCGCGGCCCTGGCGGCGGCGCACGACGGCGTGGCCAACGCCTCGGCGGCCGGCACGGCCACATCCTTGCCGACGATCGCCAACCTGACCCTCGCCGGGCCGATGCATGGCCTGCCACCGGTCAGCCTGTGGGCACAACGTGTCTCGTATTGGCTGCGTCAACTCAGCCAGTCTGAACTCGTATCGAGGACGACATGAGCGGGACCGTTCCACAATATCCATGGAGCGAAGGCGATGCGCTGTTCGCCTCGGCTCTCAATGCCGCCATCGCCAATGCCGGCGGTGATGGGACGGGCGCCTTCTTGCCAATCACGGGCGGAACGCTGACCGGCACGCTGACGCTGCCAAAGGCCGTCATCACGGGCACGCCCGCCGGGGGGCATTCTCTCGCCATCACCCAGAACCAGACATACACGGGCGCCATCGGCGGCATCGCGCTGAACGGTCACGGTATCTTCTCAGGCCGGAACAGTTCCGCCGCCGCGCCGAACTTCTATTCTCTTAGTGTCGATACGGATCGTTTATATTCATCGTTCGGCGCGACGGGCTTTTCGTTAGCGCACGGCTTTGGTGGCGGCGCGCCAGCGCAGTTAAACGGAGGCCGCACGTCGGTCGCGGCGCTGCTGACGATGTTGGGCGACGCGCCGTTGGGGAGCGGTAACGCTTTCTATGTCGCCGAGGCGCAATTCCTGACGACGGATTACTGGAACGGCGGATTTCCCGGTTTCGAGAAGGGCAGCAACTACGGCATCAATCCGTTGATACGGATGGGCGCTAAAGGGACGGTCGGCTCGCGTGGTTATCGTGGCGCGGTCACGACGGAGAGTGGTATCGGTTGTGACTTTCCGGTGATGTCACGCACCGGAAGTTGGGTTGTCGAATGGTCGCAAGGCGCGGCCAGCGGTTGGATACAAGACACGGCATATGGCCTCGCGTCGCAGGGGAGCGGAAATAACCCAGGCTTCGATTACGGTTTCTCGTTTGGGAGTTATCTTGGCTGGTGGCCGGTCAAACCAAACGGGACGCTCATCGGCAACTACGCGAGCGTTTTGGACGCCGTGCATGGCGTGGGCCGCGCGCCTCAGGCGGCGGTCGGCCTCGATTGGACCAACATCGTATTTACTGAATTTGGTTATAAGCAAACGGGCGCGGCGATTGATGGGTCGGGCAATATCGGCGGGTTGACCACGGACGGCGTTACGTTGCGAACGCGCGGCGCCATCCAGGCCAGGACGGCGGTCGTGGCCTCGATCTCCGTTCTCAAAGGTGGCGAGTTCACCGGCCCGGCGGGCATCACGCTTACCGTGTCGCCGCCCTCCGGGAGCGGCACGACGGCGACGGCGGCTGTCGCGACCTGGGGTTTGCGCCGCGCCATTTCGATCGTTGGCGCGCGTGGCGTCGGTTACGTGGTCGGCGATGTGCTGACGGCGGTCGGCGGCACGTTCACGACGCCGGCCACCGCCACGGTCGCGGCTGTCGATCCCGGCGCCGCGTTCACCGCCGATATATCTGGCACGACGATGACCGTGACCACGCGAGCCAGCGGCACGCTATGCCCCAATCAGACGATCAACTTTCCGGGTGTCGTGGCGGGGACGTATATCGTTTCGCAACTGACCAGCGTCAGCACCAGTGCGTGGGGTGATACCGGGACGTATCAGTTGAGCGCGTCACAAACGGTGGCGAGTCAGGCGATGACATCCGATGGCATTGTCGATCTGACTTACACGCCGGGCAGTTTCTCGGTTCCGCCGAATAATCCTGTCGCACTGACGGGCGGAAGCGGGACGGGAGCGGCGCTGACCCAGGCGGCATGGACTATCCTCACGGCCACGTTGACCGGCCCTGGAACTAATTACCCGGCGTTCCCGCCACCGTTGGTGACGACCGGAGGCTCCGGCACGAAAAACGTCGAGCCGATGTTCCGGCTGACGATGACGCCCGCCGCCGCACCGATGACGCTGGACGCGACCTCGGTCGCCGTTCCGCTCAACAATGCCGCCAACGATGCCGCCGCCGCCACCGCTGGCGTGCCCATCGGTGCCTTCTATCGCACCGGCAACGCGGTTCAGGTCCGGCTGGCATGAAGCAAGATCCCTGGTTCGGTCCCGAAAGCGGCGGCATGACGTTAAAGGAGATTCGTATGCGACCGACCGACAGACTCTCCGTCAGCCTCGAGGCGGGGCAGTGGGAGACGGTCCTGCGACTGTTGGCCGAGGCGCCGTTCCGTGTCGTCGCGCCGTTGCTGACCGAGATCCAGCGACAATGCATTGAGCACCGCGCGCCGACCGAGGAAGTGGAATGACCGCCACCATTATACCAGGGCACTTTGGTCCTCTCGGCCTCGGCTCGATCGACGGGCGGCCGGGGCGGTTCACCGCCAGGGGCTACGACATCCCCGGCGTCACCAGCCTGAGCCAGGGCCGGTTCGGTCCCGGCGGATATGGCGCCGATACCTCGATGTGGCAGTCGCCTGGGGACTGCGCGACCGGCGCCTGGACATCGCCTGGCGGTTGCTCTTCCAGTGCCTGGACGCCCCCCGCTGCTTGCGCCCCAGGTGTCTGGGCGCCCCCGGCCTCACCGTAGGAGAACAGACATGCCTTCCACCGCTGGCCAAATGACCCAGACACCAACCGGCAACCCGCAATGGCGGGCGTGCAACGGCAGCGCCGTCCAGGGCTTCCAGGCGCCGGTCGCGCCGCAGACCAACCGGCCGCACACCGGCTATTCCTACGGCACCTACCGTGATTGGGTGCTCAGAATGGGATATAACCGCACCAAGGGTATCGCCGGCTGGCGGGTCATGCTGCCGACCGGCGCGGGTTGGTATGTGGCCGTGACGGATGACAGCTCGGACGCGCCGACCGGGGTGACGAACGACGCCAACCATCCGCCGGCCGGCGTGAAGTAGGAGGCATTCGATGGCCGACGCCTACACCCCATCGCTCGCGCTGATCCAGCCGGAGGTCGGCGCCAGTCGTGATACATGGGGAACGAAATGGAACCAGAACGCCACTATCATCGATCAGTTCGTCAGTCAGTTCTGCGTGGTCGGGATGATCGCCGATTTCGCCGGTCCCACGGCGCCATCAGGCTGGCTGATCTGCGACGGCCGTCTCGTTTCGAGAACGACATACAGTAAACTCTTCGCCGTCATCGGCACCTACTGGGGGGCCGGAGATGGCTCCACCACGTTCAATCTGCCCAACATG